TATAGTTGGTGTTGGGTCTGCATCTGTTGGTTCATAACTACTCGCAGAATAAGCAAAAGCAGCATTGTCCAAAGCAGTTTCAGTTACTGTTACACTCGATGAAGTATTTGAACAACCATTAGAATCTGTTCCAGTAACAGTATAACTTCCAGCGGTTGCAGTTATGCTTTGAGTAGTTTCACCACTTGACCATAAATAAGTATTTAATCCAGCAGTAGCAGTTAATGTAGTATTAGAACCAGCACAATAAGAAAGAGTTCCGCTAATAGCTACGGTAGGTAGTGCTAATTCTGTCACAGAAACTTGTGCAGATGTATTAGAACAACCATTACTATCTGTTACCGTTACGGTATAATTTCCAGCAGTTGCACTAATAGTCTGAGTTGTTTCACCATTAGACCATAGATAAGAAACAAAACTTCCAGCATCTAAAGTAGTAGAAGCACCAGCACAATAAGTTAAAGTCCCTGTTATACTAACAGTAGGTAAAGCGTAGACTGTAACATCTACAGAGTCAGTAGCAGAACAAGCTCCGTTAAATCCAGTTACTGTGTAAGTAGTGTCAGTTGTAGGATCAACAGTAATACTAGCACCTGTTTGTCCTGTGGACCAAGAATAAGTAGTAGCACCTGTTGCAGTTAAAATAGTGTTTTCACCATTACAAATAGCAACGTTAGCACCAGCAGAAACAACAGGAATAGAGTCAACACTAATAGAAGTTGTAGCAGTCTCAGAGCTCGGAGCTGTATAGGTAACAATATAAGTTCCAATAGTTGACGCAGATAAGTCTACCTGTCCAGTAGATGTAGAAATAAAAACTAAGCCTGTAGTACTAGAAAAAGTTCCTCCAGTTTCTCCAGTTATTCCAGCAATAGGATCGACACCATTTTCACAGAATCTAGCTGCACTATATTCAATAGATAGTCTTTCCCCACCAGTCGCACCAGATGGCATAAAAAATAAACCTTTTTTCTTATTTGGGTTGTAAAATATCGCCATCTTTATTCTATTGGTAAATCACAATTATTATAACTAAATGGAAGTCTGAATCCTATATTCATTCCCCATCCTGTCAACTCATCTTCAAATCTCTCTGTAAAGCTAGTCAAAGTTCCTGACCTAACTAAATTAACTTTTAACCAATCTACATTATTGCTAGTCGCTGTCTTTTGCTCAAAGTAAGAAACACAATCTAACAGCACTTGGCACATATCAGATTTAACATCATTCTCATTAGACTCGTCTTTGTTTACTAAGTCCATAGCCATAACATTAAAATTCCAAGTGAAAGTCCCATCACCTAAATTAGCTGGTTGATCAGCTACCCAAAATAGTGGATAGTTAAAGTCAGATAGTTGGTTATGTTCTACTATTTCCCATAGATCACCATTACCAAAATTCTGTATTTGCTTATGGTTAGTAGCAAAAGTCTTAAACTCTTTTAATATTTGATTATAAGTTAAAATCATTTCTCGCTATTTCTATACTCTTCCCTCCAAGAATTAGTTCTACTTCCACGACCTAAGTAAAAGCTAGTTTGGTAAGCTGTCTTTCTAGGGTGTAAGTCATCGCTATTCTCTTTGTATTTAGGGAATAGATTGTCATTTTCACATAAGTAGTTTATTAGTCTAGCTTCTCTTTCTTCTGCTTTGTTCTTCCATTCGTCTCTAAGATATTGTAAGTCTTGGTAACTAATAGGGTTGCTGTTTTCGCTGTTCTTAGTTGAAACAGATTTGTTTCTATACTTAAATAGCATAGACGTTGAACATTCATACATGGTCCATTGAGCCATAGCTGGGGCTATATAAGTGTCTAGTAAATTAACTTCGTCACTATTTAATGTTCCAGCAGTTATCTTAGTTTTTAAATCTTCATAAAATGGAGTCCCTAGTATTGGATGAATTCTTAACTCCTGACAGTCTTTAATACTTGGTAATATAAGTCTAACATCTACATTCTCGTCAATTAGAGTAGTGTTCTTTACGTATTGCTCGGATATAAATAAAACTGCCATAACTTACTTTTTTAATCTTACTATTTGTTGTTCCCAAATATGTCTACAAAAAGGAGTAGTTTTATTTGTTCTATAATTATGATACCATCCACCTCGTTTAGTAAATATATCTATTCCAGACTGTCCAAAATCATTAGTTAACAATTCTAATTGCTGTAAGGTATATCTTTTAGTAGTTGCTAGTAACATCATTCTATTGCAAAAAGGTCTACTATTAGTTTTTAAAGGCGGTGCGTCTGGTCTTTCTACATATTTGTAAACTATAAATATTTCTTCTTCTGGGGTTTGTATACTAGCCTCAGCATCTTTAGTTGGTTTAAAATCTTTGTCTAAAGCACCAGCTTCAAATAAATTAGAAATAGATTCATTTATTAATGATTGTTCTACTTTTAAAGCGTTTGCAAGCTCTGTGACAGGCATTAAAGGGTTTTTTAATAACAAAGATAATACACTCTTTTCTAACTGCGTTAAAACGCTTGTAATTGCAAAAGACTCTTTTTTAATTTTTTCTTCATATTCTTTAGCGTCTGCTATAGAAGTAATAGGATTTTGAAAAGTGTTTATTATTTCTAATTTACTAGAGTCAAAACCAGTAGTTTCTAACTGATTAAATATAATGTCATCTTCTTGACTGCTTAACTCTACTTTTTGTTCTGGTTGTAAAGCTGGAAGTCCAATCTTCTCTCTAATTTCATCCTGAGTCATTACGCCTAGAACAGCAGTCTCACTAAAATACCTTTGAACAGGTTCTATTTTTTGTATTCTTACAGGTTGTCCATTAATACCATTATAGTTAAGGATAGAATTTATTAACTCATTAAATATTTTTTGTTCTGGATCAATTTGTAGATTTTGGTATAATTGAGAAGCTACAGCTATTTCGTCTGCATTGTTTCCTAGTCCTGAGTTTTCTTTAATACCAAAAAGCTGAGGACTTGTTATTCCATGTGCTGTGAATATTTCTTCTCTTATTTGGTTGTTTAGGTTAATAAACCTTTCATCCTGTCCATTAACTGGTATAGGAGTTATTTGCGGATGGTCACTAGCCTGGTCTGTAAACGATAATAAAGGCTTTCCAGCATTGTCAGCACCAGTAGCATAATCTTTAAACCTTCTTTCTATCTCTCTCATTTCCTCGTCATTAGGTTGACCATTGTTAAATGAAACAACATAACCAGCAGAAAGATTATTTTTAATATTTTGTAAAGTAAAGTTTGCTATTTCAGCATCTGACTCTAAATAAGGTATTGCAGAAACATAGTCTGGAAGTGGGTAAGCTCCTAAGTCTGGTCTGTATTCTTTATAGTAGATAACATAGTCAACATCAGGTCTAGCATCTTCATTATATGGAAACGCTTGTAATACCTTAAAGTCATCATTATTTTTTGGGTTTCTAGCAGACCAATCATCTGTATAGTAAAACAAATCATTGTCAACACCTGTTCTAACATCAGCAAAATCTATGTGGTTAACAGCAGCAATCTTATTATTTTTAGACATTCTAACCTGTAAACAAAAACCTCCATAAACCTTTTTATCTTTAGCTAGTTTACCTATTAGATCGTCTAGGTTTTCAGAATCGTTAGGCATTCTTATAAACCCATCAACATAGGCTTTTTCAGTAAATGTTAATTTTTCATCTACTACAAACCCTTGACCAACAATAAATTTAACTTTAGAGTTTATTATTTGGTTATGTTTACTAGACTCATTATATAGTTTAGTTAAATAATCTGGATAAGTATTTTTATAAGGTCTATCTGTTCCGTATTCGAACCAGTCACCTTTCTTAGATTCTTTGAACTCAGGTAATTCATACCCTCCGAAGTTTAAAGGAATTAGTTTTACGCTCATTGTGCTGGGTTATATACTACGTTAGTAGTTGGTGAAACTGAATGTTCTGTAAAAGACGGTTGATAAGTTGAGTCTATTAATTTCATCTTTCCTTGTTCTACTTCGTTTAGTCCTGTTGTATCTAGGTTTGTTGTGCTATTTTGTTCAAATACTTTATAGTTGTAAAAGCCTGGAGAACCTAAGTCTAGACTTCCACTTGTAGGGTTATCAACACCCTCTACAAAGTTAAATTCATTATATCTTAATTTATTAGTGCTTATGTCTGCTATGATAGTATAGTATTTAGTTTTTGTTTGGTCACTCTCAAACTCAAATAAATAATCTGGGTTAGTTAGTTGACTCAATTCAAATAAGGTTGCTACAAAATTACTTGTAGTATTCTTATTTATCACTATCATTTTTCTTTTTTTTCTTTGTTTCAAAAACCCAATCAATCTCAAGTTTCTTAAGAGTTGGGATATTCTCTTCACTTACTAAAACTTTAAAATGTTTTAAGTGAACTGTTTTTCCTATATATTCTTTTTTTAACATAATTCAAATTTACTAAAAAAAGGGGACAGTTTTACCTACCCCCCTTTCATACAACAAAGAACAATTAAGCACTAATTGTCAAACCAGCCACTACAGATGACTGTACCCCATAACATGGGAACTGACTCTTGTCAGTTAATTCTATTTGGTATTGGTTTGGATCACCATAAGCCTGACCAGTTTGTCCAACTAAAGACGAACCTTCACAGAAATTGTCAGCACCCAAAGCCCAATAAACACCGTTGTTATCTTTTACTATCACGAACAATCTCGCTAACATTAGCATTTTAATTTCGTTAGATTTAGCAGCACTCATTTTATTAATAGTGAAAGCTACTACATTGTCATAAAAAGAAGTCCCACCAGCTTGGTCTACAGTTGCTGTAGATGTCAAACTACCTGACTCTTTCTTTAACTCATATCTATAAAAATTAGTTGCACCTGATTGCGTAATAGCTGAGATGTCTCCACTAGCTTCAGTAAATGCAGTTATATTGTCTCTTTCTGAGATTAATACTTCTACAATTCCGCCTAAGCTATCTGAGCAATCTCTAGCTTGTCCGTTACTTAATACACATGACATAATTAATTGATTTTCAGTTAGTTAGCGTTTCAGCTAACAGTTATTAAAAAAGGGGGTAATTAAACCCCCATTAAATTTAGGCTAATAAAAATTCTACAACTTGGTCAGGAAATGCAACATTTACACCTCTTCTGAATGCCATAGTAACTTTATAAATTCTGTCATTAAGATCAAACCAACTTCTAACATCGTTAGACTCTTCACCTGGTAAGTCAACACCAACATAAATGTTAGATGCTCTCATTAGGTAACAGTTACCAGTAGCTAAACCTGATAGTCCAGGAGTTGCACAAACAGTAACATTAGGGAATCCGATTAAAGGAAGCTCAGAAGTGAATCCACCTTCTACAACATAGTGAAAGTAATTTCCATCAGCGATAGCTTTTTGGTACTTTAAGAAAGTGTCCATTCCAACAAACAATTTTAAATCGTCTGCATCCATTATATCTTCGCTCATTAATTCAGCCATTCCTGTTAGGATGCCGATTACATTAGCGTTAGTGATACCAGTTCCTTGAGTGATAGCCGTTGGGTTACCATCAATAGCAGTAGCAGCAGCTATGATTTTATTAAGACCATCATACTTAGATAGGTTAGCAGTTCCAGAAGTTGTGTCACCTTGCCAATCAGCTACCTCAATAGCTTTTTGTAACTTAGAAACTTTTTCTGTGAAATATAACTCTTCAAAAGGAATCTCTTCTTTTTCGTTAGTTAATCCTTGTTTTAACATAACTGCTGTATATTTAGCAGCTAGGTCAGTCATGCATAAATCTTCGTGTATTGCAACAGCTCCAGGATTGATAGTTCTTTGTGACAAAGTAGTTGAACCACTTGCACTTCTAGAACATCCATCAGCTTGAAAAACAACATCACTAGAAAGGATATTAATTGTAGTAGGTCCTTTCACGCCATCTTGTATGTTAGCGTATTCTGAAAGTCTACCACCAGCTACAGACTTAATGATCAAGTCCATTGCATTTTGTTCGGTATATGCGGCTAAAGCCGAAACATCAAAACTCATAATTTAATTTTTATTTTATTATATTTTTATTTTTTAAGATACTTATAATATCTTTTTTACTTTCTTTTTTTAAAGCCTTAAAGCTAGAAGGTCTTTTGACTACTTCTTCTTTAGTTGGCTCTTGTAACATTTTCTCTGTTAAGTTTAACAACATAGAAAAAGACTCCTTAAGATTATTTATTTCTTTTTTTAGTTCGTTGTTTTCTTCTGAAATTGTTGTTTCCATTCCGAAAACTTTTTCAGTTACAATCGACTCTATAATCTTTTTAGCTTCTCTTTCTTGAGCCTCACTTAAAGGACTAGACATTTCTTCCTCTTCTACAGATTCTGCTTCTACTTCTGGTTCAGCTTCTTCTTCAACTTCCTCAACTTCAACAATGACACCACCTTCAGTAGAAATAATTCTACCGTCAGATAATTCATGTTTACCGTCAGGAGCTGGCAAAAGTTCACCATCCATGTCAACAACTACAGCAGCACCTACAACAACCTCAGGCTCAACTTGAGCAACTGTACCGTCAGCCAGTACAACATCCTCAAATTTTTCCTTTACAGTTTCGGTAGATTCTTCCACGTTGTTTTCAGTAGTTTCAGCAAATTCCTTAGAATCGTTTTCAATGTCAACACCTTCAGTTTTAAAAATGCTTTTAATCTCATTGAATAACTCTTTTAATTCACTCATAACATATATTAATTTATACTATTATATATATAACAAAATAATTATAGTTTAACAATTACAAATGTTTTTCTTTGTATTTTCTAACTACTGATATAATTTTGTTAACTAAACTTATTGGGTATTTAGTAGCTTTAGCTTCTCCAAATATTCCCTCCACAGAAAAACCTTTAAAAGTACCATCTAGAACCATCTGCCAAACTTCGTCATTCTCTACCCTCATTGATCCCCACCATGAACCATCTGGAGCGTTTTCAAATCCTGTAGGGGCTTTTATCCCTCTTTTACTATCTATGATTAATGACTCAATAACATAAACACCATTATCTTTATAGTCTATGTCGTGCATTAAATTAATATTAGAATTGTAATTATTCTTAAAAAATTTATTTACTATTTTTTCTATAGTAGGTTTTCTAAAGACTACATAATATTTTTCGTTTTCGTCATTTAGTCTAATGATAGGCAGATCAGCTTTCATAAAATAACCGCTAACAATTCTTTTCTCTTTATCTTGAATCTTAAAAGCTCTTTTATATTTGTCTTTGGTTTTCATTTTATTGATTGCCCAATTAACACCAGAAGTGCCACCCCACAATAACCAAGCTAAATAACCACAATCTTTCCAAGGTGTTGCTTTTAAATCAGCATCTACTTCAGCATTTTTTTTGTGTCTGTTAAAACTTGCCATTCTACCAATCGTTCCCCATGAAAGTTTTTCTTTGTTCTTGAGTTGATTGGCTCTTGAAAGTCCTACCCTGGTAAAATTGCAGTTTATTTCTGACTT